GAGAAATTCCCCGCCGGTCGAGGCCCAGACATGCTCGTAATGTCACGCCGTAGTCTAGGCCAATTGCAACGGTCGAGAACAAGCTACTCGCCAACCGGCCAGCCTGCAACGATTCCAGATTCGGCATTTAACATTCCGATTATTCTGAGCGATGCCGTAAGTAACACGGAAGCGTTGATCAGCTAATGAGTCTTGCCACACATATAGGTGACGCTCACAAGACACTACAGGCCGCTGCGGGAATAACTATTAAGTATTCCCGTGGCGACCGTAATGTGTCGATTAAGGCCGTCCCAGGTAGCACTGAGTTTGTTCAAACATCAGGCGAAGGCTACATGGAAACGGTCGAGAGCCGTGACTTTGTTTTTGTGGCGAGCGAATTGAACTTTGGTGGTAAAGCTGTGCTTCCAGAGCGCGGCGACACAATCACTGAAGTTGTCAATGGAGAAGAATTTACCTACCCCGTTTTGTCGAACGGGAGTAGGTATTTCAAATACTCCGATCCGTTTCGTCAAATCATCCGAGTTTATACCAAGCAGACATAATGCCAAACGCTAAAGAAGTAGACGTTGCTAACGCAATAGCTGTTTATCTCAATAGTCAATCATTGAGTATGACCTTCACAGCAAAACTGGATTACCTGCCTGATTTTGAACGGGAAGATTTAGACTCAGCGGAAATAACTATATTCCCTGCCGGAAAACAAATCAGTTTCGCTTCCCGAAGCGACAACCAGTATTTGTACAACATCAACATCGTCATCCGTATCCCCGTGAAAGCGGCTAAAGAACCAGACCTTGCTGATGAAATGTATTTTTCCGAACAGGTAATTGAGTCACTGGACCGCATACGTATGAGCAACACATCGTTTCGTGGTGCTGAAACGTCACAGTCTTATGACTTGGAGTTACTAAACGAACGCAACGAGTTTCTTGTTGCTTATTCATTAACATACTTTGAAATAAAATAGGTGAACTTGTGGCTATTAAATTAGGACTAGAGTGCAAGCTGTACCGTGACAACAGCGGTACTTGGGACGAGATCGGCAACGTGCGTGATCTCACTTTGAACATGGAAATGGGTGTTGCCGACGTGACAACCAGAGGTGGAAACGGCTGGCGTCAAAACATTGCAACGCTGCGTGATGGTACAGTCACCTTCCAAATGGTGTATGACACTACGGATGCTGATTTTACGGCATTACAAACGGCTTTCTTAGCGGCTACTGCGGATGACCGTGAAATCAAAGTCGCAGTGCTAGACGGAGCGATTCCAACAGACTCCGGTGACCCATCGGCTCAGGGGCTTGTAGCGTTTATGAACGTGACAAACTTCTCCGAGCCACAGAACTTGGAAGAAGCTGTCATGGTCGATGTAACACTGCAACCGAGTTATAACTCCACCGCACCGGCTTGGACAACATTCTCGGTATAACAACTTCTGAAAGGGCGCAAAATGTCAAAATTTACGGATACGGAAGGTCGAGTCTGGGATGTCCAGTTATCGGTTTACCTAGCTAAACAAGTGAAACAGCGTCTCGATGTGGATTTGCTCAATGAACAAATCCACGAGACGCTTGCTTCTCTTACCGATGACATCGTTAAAGGCGTAGATGTACTCTATGTCTTATGCAGCGATCAGGCAGCGAAGAATGATATTACCGACGAAGAGTTCGGTAGATCGCTAAGTGGTGACGTGTTATTCGACGGTATCAACGCAATGGTGGAAGCACTCATTGATTTTTTCCCGAACCCGAAGAAGCGTATGTGGATGCGCAAACTTTGGGAGAAATCGACGGACCACAAAAATCAGACCAACGAAAAGATGCTGGCGATTCTGGAGAACGAGGAGATAGACAAGGAACTGGAGGTGAGACTAAACCAGACGGAAAAGGCGGCTATCAGCGAAGCACTCTCTGGACTGAAATCTGGAAACTTGCCGGAATCGTCGGGGTAGACCCACACCCTTTAACGCTGCGTGAATTGTGCTGGATGGCAAACGCCCGCTTAGAGCAGGAGTGGTGGCACACGGCAAATCTGATGGCGTTACATATAAACACAAATCGTAAAAAGGGCGCACCGACGGTAAAACCAGAGGACTTAAATCCCCTTGTTAAAAGGCGAAGCAAACCACCCAAACTGGAAAAGGTTGGCGTTGAAGCGTTGAAAATGTTTTTACCGCCAAATGACCCTAATAGGAGCATTTAATGGTATCAGCGAGATGGACACGTGTTTACCAGGGGGCTGAAAGAGTCCGCAATGCGTCAGCCCTAATACCACGAGGAACAGGGAAACTTGCGCATCGCTATGTTCCCAAATCCGGTCGAACACAGAGTGCATTATTCGCAAAACTTGCCAGTGGAAATCCGAGGAATATCAAAACCACTGGAGTATCGGTCGTTACCAGATTTAACAAGGTAACGAACAAACATGCTGAAGCTAAGATGCGGATCGAAAATAAAGTCGAACGTGTTCTTAATCAGTTCGGAGCGTATGTGCGGACTACCGCCAAAAACTCCATGCGTTTAAGAAAGAAAAAGAAGATCAATCCAAGTAAAGTGCAGCGTGTTTCAGTCACTCTGGCTGGCAAAATCAAGAAACGGGCTAATCCGATATTCGGTACGTTAACCCGCCAGAAAAGACAAATGAAAGCAGTACCAGGCTTAATCGCTCCAGAGGGATTGATGGATATAGCTTTCAAAGAGTACCCGTATTCAAAACCAGGCGATAAGCCGTTTGCTCATGAACAACCAAACATCCGAAAAATGATGGCGTTCAAGGCAAGTCGTTTTGACTTGAATGTTGTTATCGGTCCACTCCCGAGAGCGAATATGATCGCCAATCTAATGGAATACGGTGGGACGCGCGTTAAAGAACAGGCGTACAAACGCAACATCTTCGGTCAGTTGATTATTTCCAATCTCAAAGGCTATAAAAAATCCATGCCGGTCAGATACAAGGCGCGTCCATACATGCGACCGGCGTTTTGGAAGTCGTTCCCATTTTTAGAACGGAAGATCAAATCCGCAAGGTTAGATGAAGCGTTGGCAAATACGATTTTACAAAAGGCTGGAACTCAGGCGGCTGAGAATTTCGCAACATTATTTACAAAGTGATAACTGATGCCATTTCAGAGTGCAATTAAGGCTGGGAAAGCCTACGTCGAGTTCGCAGTTTCAGACCAGACAAAAAACGGGCTGAACCGAGTCACCCGAAGTATGAATCGGTTTGGTTATCGTATGTCCCAACTCGGACGCCGGATGATGATGGTCGGCGGTGCTATTGGCGTACCACTAATTGCCGCCGCACGAGCTTTTGCGGCGTTTGAACGGCAGATGGCCGAAGTCTCTACGATGCTTAATGAGCCAGAGCGTCACATGCGGTACTTTAGCAGTTCGATACAGAAACTAAGTGTCGAATTTGGTGAAAGCACAGCAGTCATGGCGAAAGGTTTGTATCAAATTTTATCGGCGACGATTGATGCAGATAAAGCGATTGGAGTATTACACGTTTCATCCAAAGCCGCTGTTGCAGGTCTTAGCGATACAACGACGGCCGCCGACCTTATTACCACTGTCATCAATAGTTACGGCCTTGCCGCAGAAGAAGCCATACGGGTTAGCGATATTCTTTTTGCAACAATTAAACGTGGTAAAACGACGTTTGGTGAGCTTGCGCAGTTCATGGGAAAACTAACGGCTGTGTCCGCTGAAGTCGGAGTGTCGTTTGAAGAAGTGTCAGCAGTCGTAGCGTTATTGACACGAAACGGTATCAAAACCGAAGTCGCTGTTACTGCCATTCGTCAGGCACTAGCTTCTCTACTGAAACCGGCGTCACAGTCAGCTGAGAGGTTTCAGGAAATATTCAATATGACAATGAGTCCTGATGCTCTAAAGAAGATGGGTGGGCTATCAGGATTCCTTCGTAAACTTGCAAAAGAGTCTTCGGAAGACATTGCGATGATGTTTCCAAATGTTCGCGCTTTGATGGGGGTATTGCCAGCCGCAAGCAACAGTGCAGACCTGCAAAAAGATGTCAAAGCTATGCAGAATTCAGCAGGTGCGACTGATGAAGCGTTTAAGAAGATGTCCGAAACCGTTTCATTCCAATTAGACCGGCTCAAAAAGTCCTTTACAGTTTTCTTGCAAACCGTTGGCGAAGCTCTGATGCCGGAACTTAAAAGTTTTATCGAATGGTTTAATGAGGCAGGCGCGGCAACCATTGCTTTCGTGAAGACACAAAAGCCGTTCATAAAAACGATAGCCACGCTGGCTATAAAGCTGGTTGCAGGTGGTGCGGCACTTTGGGCTTTCGGTAAAGCAATAAACATGACTGTTTTAGCTCTATCGGCAACGATGGTAGTCCTCAAAGGAGTTGTGATGATGTTTGGTCTACTAGTCTCTGTTCCTAAACTAGCCATTGCGGGACTTGTGTTACTGGGTGTCAATCTGGTAGCAAACCGCAACGAATGGAGTAAATGGAGCAACCATGTTGCGGATACATGGGGAGCGATGAAGAACAATATGTCAGCCGCAATGACCGGAGTAATGGCGGCAATTCAAGGTGGAAATCTCGACCTTGCTATGGAGATCGTCGTGCTTGGTCTGGAAGCGATTTGGACAGACTTCTGGTTCTGGCTAGAAGACGGATTTTTGTCGTCGTTCTCGTGGATTACGAAAGAAATGCAAAAATGGGGAACTGGAATGACAGGCTGGATTTTATCAATTGATAAAATGTGGAACAAACTCTTTCCTGAAAACACTGGGTCTGGTTTTAAGCCAGCAGACAGAAGCGTACAAGGTTCGGGATGGGGCTGGAAAATGTGGGTCGATAAATTTCAAAAAGAAAATCCCGAGCAATACAAACAATTGCTACAGAAATCACGCGCTATTGGCACGTCAGGCTTTGCCGCATCCGTCGGAGGTGTTGACATGAAAAAAGTGGATGACCTTTTGTGGGCTGAATATCTAAAGGATTATAACAAAATGGCGCATGATTTGAATCAAACCCAGATCGAACGCCAGCAAAAAGCCGTTCAGGAACAGTTCGTGAACATGGCATACAATCCTAACTATTCTCCCCGAGATGAAGCACGAGCAAACCACAACCGTAAAATGATGGACTTGCAGACGAAGTTACACGAGCGTGTCAATGAGGCATTACAACAAAAGGCGGCGGCAGATGCCAGGTATCGTGATGAAACGAAAAGATTCTCTGAAACGATGAAACAAAAACGGGAAGAACTTGAGCAACCGGAACTCAGCCTCCCAAACATGGACGACATTTCGTTGGGATCACAAGGGGGTGGTCGTGCTGGAATCCTACGTGGATTGACGGGAGCATTTAATACAGCCGCCGCCATGCGGGTGGCAATGTCGGCTATGTTGCCGCCGGTCGTGGGTATAGATGAACGTAATGCAAGTGCGAACGAACGCTCTGCCGACATTCTCCAAAAAATAGATCGCAAACTCGCCGGAGTAGGATTGACTGAATAATGAGTACCACACTTACACCTCCAGCCGCGCCAGTTGAACTATCGGCAAAAGGCTCGTTTACAATAGGCAACAGAGCCGGTTTTAACGAAGGCGCAACGGTCGTAGAAATTATCGGCAGTGGTGGATCAACGCAAACCTATCGGCAGGGTGTATTCGAGAAACGGTATCGTGTATTTGGCACGGACG